ACAAACACCAACAAGTCTGCTGGCACAACAGCAGGTGTAGATCCTACAACAATCGGTGTTTCAGTTCGCACAGACGGCACAACCCGCACATTTACTGAGACCATCCTCAAAGATGTTATCAAGCAAGTGTTTGAAGAAGGTGGCACACCTTCTGTATTGATGGTATCGCCTGCTCTCAAGCAGACAGTATCAGCATTTACAGGTTTGGCTGCGCAACGCTATCAAGTGCCTACAAGCGGCCAAGCAACAATTCTTGCTGGTGCTGACTTGTATCAGTCCGACTTTGGTGTATTGCAAATTGTTCCTAACCGCTTTATGCGCACTCGCGATGCATTGGTTCTCGATCCTGAGTATGCAGCTCTTGCATATCTCCGCCCATTCCAGACCAACGACATCGCTAAAGTTGGCGATGCTGAGAAGAAACAAATCTTGGCTGAATTGACTTTAGAAGTTCGCAACGAAGCTGCTCATGGTGGAGCTTTCGACTTATCTGCTTGATATTCAGTAGATAATAAGTAGAATAGAGGGTAGACACAATCTACCCTCTTTTCTATGATCGTTTACATTATGGGTGGTCTGGGTAACCAGATGTTCCAATATGCAGCAGGCTATGCAGTAGCAAAAACACTAGGCGAAACCCTAGAGTTAAATACGACTTTCTACAAGCAAAACAAGAATCGCAAGTTTGAGCTAGATGTTTTCCCTCTATCGTTTCATGTAACAGACAATGTTGCAGAGCCGATAAATGAAAAACAGCATAGTTACCAAGAAATCACTAAATCAGGAATGATGGTGGGATATTGGCAAAGTGAAAAATACTTTGATTTTGTAGAAGATGAGATTCGCAAAGAGTTTTATCTGCCTAAATCAGAGATACCTAGCGACTGGGTCGCAGTAACAGTTCGCAGAGGCGATTATTTATCGCTGCCTGATGTGTTTGCTCAGTTAGGCGATGAATACTACCTAAGAGCTATAGACGAGTTTAAAAATCACAAATTTGTAGTTTTTTCAGATGATCCTAGTTGGTGTGCAGAGAATTTAGTATGGGCAGATCATGTCATGCCTTGCTCTGCGCCAGCGCAAGATTTAGCATTGCTTTCTAGCTTCAAAAATCATATCATAGCCAATAGTTCATTTGGCTGGTGGGGTGCTTGGCTTGCGAACGGCAATAAAGTCATCGCGCCCAAAAGATGGTTTACGAATAGGCTAGACGATAGCGACTTAATACCTGATAGGTGGATCAGACTTTGAAAAAATACTTAGAAACTGTAGATGGTGAAGTAAGAACAGCGATCTCAGATGGCGAGGGTGGGATTATAATTCACTCTCAGACTGACTTAACTGATTTCGCAGAGCATACAAAAGCGCAATATAATGCGAATCCTGGTAAAACAGGCTGGTCAGATGAGCTGTTTGACCCTAAGAACAAAATTGCAGAGCTGCCTTTAGCGATTATTAACGACTTAAATCAAAAAGGCATCATGAGAGGCTTCTACATAGTCGATCAGAAAGCTCTAAAAGCATGGCTAAATAACCCCGATAATGTAGTATTTCGCACTAGAGGGGGCGCAGTATGAGCAGAATCGCTATTTGCATACCCGCTAGGGGTCAAATGGAAGTGGCCACAGCATTTGATTTAGTCGCGATGTGTGCATATACCATCAAGACAACAAAGCATGAAATAGACCTGTTTACTAGTGCTGGAACACTAATATTTGACCAGAGAAACAATCTAGTTAAAACAGCATTAGATGTAAAAGCAGACTATGTGCTATTTGTGGATGCTGATATGCGCTTTCCTAAAGATACTTTGAAGATCTTAATGGCGCATGACAAAGACATTATTGGTGTTAATGCAACAACAAGATCAGAGCCTGTTAAGCCTACAGCTAAGAACTTCAAGATTAGCGATGTAGATGGCTCTGTAGATTGGCTGCCTGTCTACTCTAATGCAATGTCAGGCATAGGCAAAGTAGACGGCATAGGCTGCGGTGTAATGCTAGTAAAGACAAAAGTATTCAAGGCAATTGAGATGCCTTATTTTTACTTTGAGCAGCTAGGCAACAATAAAATACTAGGCGAAGATATTTACTTCTGCATCAAATCAAAAGATGCAGGTTTTGATACTTGGGTCGATCACGACTTGTCTAAAGGCATTAGACATATCGGGCAATATGTTTATGGTTGGCAGAATGTAGAGCTGCCTAAAGAATAAGGGCTAATATGGCATTTACAAACTACAACGATCTAAAGACTACAGTAGCAAACTACTTAGGTCGATCTGATCTGACTACTGCAATACCAGACTTTATTTCGTTGGCAGAGCTGCGCTTACAGCGCGAGCTGCGCACTCGGCAAATGCTAAAGTCTGCTACTGCCACAATGGTTAGCGGTGATGCAAAAGTCGCATTGCCTACAGACTTCTTAGAGATTCGCGATCTTCATGTTCAAGGCAATCCTAGAATGCCTGTAACCTATATGTCGCCTAGCACTTTTACTAGGGATGCAAGAGCAGATGAAAGTGGTAAGCCAATCTATTACACAGTCTTGGCTAATGAGTTTCAATTTGCACCAATACCAGATACAGCATATGTATTAGAGATTCTTTACTATGCTAAACCCACAGTATTGTCAGGCTCTAATGCTAGTAATGTATTTTTAGCAAACTACTTTGATGCGCTGTTGTATGCATCTTTGTTAGAAGCAGAGCCATACTTAATTAACGATGCCAGAACACAGACTTGGGCATCTTTGTATGATCGAGCAATCAAAAACATCTCAGATGCAGACCAAAATGGTGAGTATTCTGGTGTTCCATTGCAAATGAAAGTAACCTCACGATAAGGAAATAAAATGGCTGAAATGTCGAATTACCTAGAGAATGCACTTATCAATGCTACTCTACGAGCAACAACCTTTACTTCACCAGCTACAGTCTATGTAAGTCTGCATACTGCAGATCCTACAGATGCAGGCACAGGCACGGAAGTAAGCGGTGGTTCATATGCTCGCCAATCTGCTGCTTTTGCAACACCATCTAATGGTGCAAGCTCTACAAATGCAGACATTACATTCCCACAAGCCACAGGCTCATGGGGAACTGTAACTCATATCGGCATTTGGGATGCTTCTACAAGTGGCAATATGTATTACCACACAGCTTTAGATGCATCTAAGACGATTGATACAGGCGACATTTTCAAGATCGCTTCAGGAAGCCTAACAGTAACATTGGCCTAGTAGTTTATGCCAGCAGATTACTGTGGTGCTTTTACAATTGACAACATCGATCAGTTCGGCACACTAGAGCAGATCAATGTTTCATTTGACGATCCAGCATGGAACTCGACAAGCACCTGTATTTACTATGGCGATGCTGCAGTAACAGCCAATGCATCAGCAAGTGCTACAGCTTATGCAATTCGCAATGCAGCCGCATCTGTAACAGCAAATGGAACTGTAGCAGCTAATGCTGTCAGAATCAGAACATCGTCAGGCGCTATAACGGCAGATGCAAGTGTTTCATGTAACGGCTTTGCAATTCGCAATGGATCTGGTTCAGTAACAGCACAAGGCACAGTAAATGCAGAAGCAATCAGAATTAGAACAGTCAGCGGAACTGTCTCAGCAATCGCAACAGTATCAGCAAACGGATATGGAATTTTTGATGGATTGGCTTCTGTCTCAGCAACAGGTTCTGTTTCGGCAAATGCAGTCCGCATTAGAACAGCAGCAGGCTCTATTTCGGCAAATGGAAGTGTTTCTGCAAGCGGTATCAGAGAAAGAACATCGACAGCAAGTATCTCAGGAACAGCAACAGTAACAGCTCTAGGTGGTGTCGAATATAGCGGCACAGGCACAGTAGAAGCATTTGCGACAGTTACAGCAGATCCTACAGTTATTTATGTTGCAGTAGCTACAGTTAATGGTGTTGCTCTAGTAAACTGCTTTGGTCGAGTTCTAGGCGATGAGTGGACAGAAGAAGCGATTGGCACAGAAACTTGGACTGTAACACCTAGTGCTACAGATACTTGGACACAAATACCTAGTGGAAGCACACAATGGCAATAAGTAGAATAACATTCGGTGAATGGACACCAGACCAGCCAGGTTTAGCAAATGGCTTGCAAAGAGCCGAAAATGTGTTTTCTAAAGCTCTAGGATATGGCCCATTGCAATCTGCTGTAGATTACTCTTTAGCGGCATCAGAAGATTTAACTAATGTAGTAGCAGGCAAAAATACAACAGGCACTACAATTGTATTTGCTGGTGGCGCTACAAAGCTATTTAAGTTAGATACATCAGATTTGTCTCTAGACAATGTATCTAAATCAGGCAACTATGCGACACCAACAGGCCAAAGATGGAGATTTACACAGTTTGGCAATGTCATCATCGCAGCAAATGGTCATGCAAAGCTGCAAGGCTTTAATGTAAATTCTTCTACATTATTTGCTAATTTAGCAGCAGATGCGCCTGAAGCTCGATATGTAACAGTAGTTAGAGACTTTGTAGTTTCGGGCTACATTAACAG